CGTTGTATTGACAATCCAGCCAGGCTGTTGAGCTCCTTCACTGCACTCACTGCAGCGTTGTAGTTGCCCTGGTCGAATGATGTCTCGGCTATGTTCCATAGCATCGCACCGGTCTTCTCTGGTGTGATGGCATACTTCTCTCGCAGCTCTTCCTGGGCAATGCGTACTGCCTTTGTCACCTTCGGATGGTCTCTGCCGTTGAGTAGCTTTGATGCAGCGTTAGCAGGAAAGCTAAAGCCTGCTCGTCGAGCTGCCTCAGTCTGTCCGCATGCACCTTCGGTGTAGTGCCATACAAATCCTGCTTGCATATCGGTGATGCCCAGCTCCTCATCAGCTACAAACTGTATGGGTGCGTTGGCGAGCTTAGGCTTCTCCTTCCTGGGTCTGCCTAGCTTTTTGTCTTCAGCCATAGATCCCCCACCTGTTTTGCGAACATCCGTTCGGCCTCACCATTGCCCATCGGTCTGTCCCCATACGCTTCTCGCTCGTCACCGTTGACGATTCGCCACCGTCTGTAATTATCCAAATACTCTTGATTTTCGTCGTAAATAAAGTCTTCCATCATCTTCTCCAGTGTACAGTGTAGGGTATGGTAGGTGTCCTATACTAAGGCTATATAACACTATATAAACTATATATATCTACTGTTTATACTTATATAAAACTACTCTACCTTAAAGACTATACCCTACCCTACCTATTATAAATTAGCTTTAATATCAATAACTTACATCATGTCCTAACAGTGTACAGGGTATAGCTACCTTCAATGTGCAACATCCCATACATTATCGTGTCGAGTTATACCAACTTTGCACATCGACACGCTATCTTCAAAATGCCACCCTACTCACCCTACCTCACCCTACACATCCCACCTCGGTGGTGGGGGGAAGTTGTCGTCCGCCTTGATGATCGGGTCATAGTCCAGGTCGTATATCTTCTTGCCATTACTATACCTTGGTTCTACACCGCGATCAGCAAGTACCCGTGCAGCGTCCTTGAAGTCCGCCATCCTTGGATTATTGATGCCCATGTCTCTGAGTAGGTGGGTCATCTGCACAGGCTTAGTGTCTGCACTCTTGAACCGTATGTATTGTAGCAGCAGGTCTTCGACCGCACTCTGTGTTCTAAAGAATTCATTACTATCCTGCAGCATAGCGCGCTCTTCGCTGGTAAGAAACCAAGATCTATTCTTGCCCTCGTACATCGTGGTCTTGATCTCTGCCCACACCTGCTGCATATTCAGACCATGCCGCCAGTCTATCTCAGTCACCGGTACAACCCAGAACCGTCTGTTGCCGCTGGTATCAATGAGGAATTCCTTCTCATTAACACTGGCATAGAATGCTGTGCGCCGCTGGTAATTACTAAATGCTCGGTCATACGGTAGCCGCAGCTCATCGCTTCTCTTGGTTAAGAACGCCTTCAGCTGGTCAATATCCGCACGCTTAAACGTACTGCCCAGCTCTCCGAGCTCACAGATCCAGTGGCTAACACACTGCTTTACACTGTCCTTATCCTGGGGGTTGAGTGTTGCACCCTCCAGCAGCCAGTCCTTATTCGGTGCCAGGCTGCCAAACCATTGGGTCTTACCAACGGCCTGAGCACCCTGGAATACCAGGATACCCTCCAAATTAGCTCCGCCCTCCTCGCACGCTGCAGCCACACAACCCAGCAGCCACTTCTTCATCAGCATCTCTTTCAAGGGCTCATTCGGACTCTTAATCGTGTCCAGGAACATCTTTATCCTGGTCTTCCCATCCCAAGGGCTACTCTCCATCCACTCCTTGACTGGGTTGTACTCCCTGGCCAAGAGCTTGAGGTTATACCGTACTCTCTCATGCGGTATCCCCATCTTGATACACCGGTCCTCTATCTCAATGATCGCTGCGTCATCCTTCAAATCAGCAATAAACTTCTGGTTGGGGATCTCAATCTCAATCGCCTTTTTAATGACGTTGTAATCAACCTCTATCTGATTGGTAACCAGGACACCGCGGTGATTATCTTTGGTGTGTAGGTATCGCCCATTGCTGTTGCGCTCAAAATCAAACTCCGCTGGGATAACTACCTCTTGGAGCGAGGGCATTATCTCGCCAACCATCGCCTCCTTATGGTCATTGTAATCACCCTTAGACTGCGGCATTAACACCTCAGCCTGACCACCCCCAGCTTTTATTACCTGGGCAGCCTTGATTGCTTCCCTCTCGCCAGTCGCATTGTCATCAAAGTCCGCTATGATGACATGCTTAGCCTGGGCAAAATGTCCGAATATAACCTCGGCGACCGGTGCTAGATTGTACGCATCAAAGCTCACCACCACCGGCTGCTTCATATCCTGGTAGTAACTGGCAGCAGTAGCATACCCCTCGCAGTAGTTAATAGTGTGTGCATCTTTCAATAGGTCCTGGCCCAAGATGAAAAAGCTCGCCTTCTTCTTGGAACCCGTCAGGAACATCTTGCCCCCGTCGTCGTCGATATACTGCAGTCCAACGATTGTGAGCGCCTGGTCCAAGAGCGGAACCATCATCCGACCATCAGCATGCTGCTTCAGACCGTGACTCTCTACATTCTTTTTGGTTAGGTATGGATGCTCTGTACAGGCAGCAGCAGCCTCCCAGATATTTTGACTGCGCTTCGCAGCTCTGTTGTTGCGCTCTTCCTTCTTAGCCTGGGCCTCATCCTGCAGCAGCTTAATCTCTTCCCGCTGCTCATCAGTCATCTTATAGTTACCACTGTTATTAGGTCGCCAGGTAGATGTTGGGTTGGCACTATCGATTCGGTAGTCACCGCAGCGACCAAAGGGTATAGTCTGGTCTGCCCAGAATTGATACCAGCCGGTGAGCTTATGCTTACCATCGACATCCATATATGCTCTACCAATGCTGCCATCAACTAGCAGGCCCTTCTTCTGGTCTAAGCTGAGGCCATTCTCAGCCAAGAACGCTTCAAATTCTTGTCTAAAGTTGCCCGTTATGGGCCTTGTGTAATCTTTCTGGTTTGTCTCGCCGACTATAAATGACATTTTAGGTTGATCCCTCCGTTAGAATGTGTAGAATAGTGCAAACTATTACAAACAACAACCCTAAACGAGAGGAATTTGCAAATGGCACTCACAGCAAGCGCAGGAAGTGGAGGAGAATCATCCTTCGAGACAGTACCCCCAGGCTCTTACGAGGCTATCTGCTATCGATTAGTCGATGCAGGAACAGCTGAGGAAGATTACAAAGGCGAGATATCCAAGAAGCATAAGATTTATATCTTCTGGGAGATCCCTGAGCTCACCCTCAATGATGGCCGACCGTATTCTATCTTTCACGGATATACTTTGTCACTTAATGAGAGATCTAATTTACGTCGTGACCTCCAGGCATGGAGAAACAAGCCCTTCTCTGAAGAAGAGCTCAAAGCATTTGACCTAACCAAGCTGTTAGGTGTCACCTGTAAGATCAACGTGGTCCTTAACAGTAACGGTAACGCCAAGGTCGATGGCATATTCTGCTCTGACAACGGCGCAAAGAGAGTAACAACAACCAACCCAACGTCAGTATTTGACCTGGAAGAATACTGCAAAGAATTCTCCGGTGAAGAGTGCGAGGGCAGCAAGGCTGCTTGTGATGTTTATGAAGAGCTACCGCGCTTTATCCAGTGGCGTATCTCTGGTTGTGATGAGGCTGACAAGGACCAGGTGCGTCCATGTTTTGAGGTTGCAGCAGCTATGAAGAAAGGCAAGCCGGCGCCAGTGCAAACACCTAAGCCAGGTGGACTTGAAGCAATGGCAGCAGACCAGGCAGCAGCGACATCGAAGCCAGCTAAAGAGGCGGCAGCTGCGCCGTTAATTGATGACGAAGATATACCATTCTAGGAGCTTTTATGAAGACAAAACTAAGCGCGAATGAGGCCAATGATCTGCTGGTATTTCAGCGGGCTCATGGCCTGAGTAATACATCGATGGCAGAGCACCTGGGCGTCAGTCCTGGTGTTTGGACCAGGGCAATGGCTGGAGATGCAGTCAGGATAAGCAGCTACAAAAAGCTAACCGCAAGCCAGGTTGACCAACACTGGTCCTATGAGCTGGCAAGTTTGCAGCCAAGCACGTTAGATGTAGAGATGGGAGAAGCCCATGATATGGTCAACTCACCAGCACACTACTCTGACTCATCCATAGAGTGCATTGACGCTATGGTGGCAGCCTTCGGCCAGGAGCGGGTCCAAGACTACAGTGAGATTGCAGCCTTTAAGTATCAATGGCGCTGCGGCAAAAAGCTGTACAACGACGCTAACCAGGACAAGGCCAAATCAGTTTGGTATTTACGTTACTCAATGGGGGACGACCCCAGGGAAGATTAGTATGGATTTTAAAGTAGGCATTTATGAAGACCTTGACTACCCAACCTATGACTCGATACCAGCGTGGAGATCCCACGATCTAACCTCGATTGCTAAATGTCCTTTTACCTGGAAGAATCGTAAGTTCAACAACTCCCCTGCTCTCTTAGAAGGCAGGGTCCAACACACTGTGTTCCTAGAGCATCATAAATTCCATGATGAGTTTGCCCTGGAACCTAATGTGGACCGACGAACCAAGGTTGGAAAGGATGAGTACCAGGATTGGCTTTCCACTGTGGGAATCAAAACACCCTGCAAGCAAGATATGTATGAGGTGTGTATGGAAAGGCGCGAGGTGGTGTCAGATTTCATCCCTAAGCCTGAGCACCGTGTTGAACTAACACTCTGCTGGGAATGGATGGGACAGCCGTGTAAGGGCAAATTAGACTGGCACACCGGCACTGACATATGGGATTTAAAGACCTGCAGAGATGCATCACCCAGGGGTTTTAAGTCAGCAATCAACACGTTTAAGTATCACCAGCAGGCTGCTTATTATATTGCCGGCTGCCGAGCGGTTGGTCTACCCACTGCAAAGTTTTACTTCCTGGCTCAGGAGAAGATGGCGCCCTATCCTTTTGCTATCTACACCCTGTCAGATGAAGCCATAGCTTATGCTGACGCCAAGAATGAACAGGCTTTAGCCATTGGAATGGCCTGCAGGGAGAGCGATATTTACCTGCCGTACAACCAGGATGGGATCAAGGAGTTTGATGTCGGTGATATTTTCTAAAGAAGACCAGGCAAAGGAAGACCAGTGGGCTGACCAGAAAAAGTATTATGCTGCCAGGATGACCTGGAAACGCAGAATGCAGATAGTGCCTAGCGGCAGACGAACCTGGGCCCAGTGGTTTGAGAAAATGTTTGGAGAGAACCTGGAAGCATACGCCAAGCGTATGGCCACAAAAAAGCCCCAGTGATGGGGCTATACTTTCTTATCTACTATGTTCCCTTTAGAGGATATCTCTTTTAGAAAAGACTCCTCATCCTCCTCCTCCTCCAGATCATCATCATCGTCAACCCAGTCTAGGTCACCGTGATGCCAGTCAGGATCTGGCCAATCTCTACCGCACATCAATGAAGACCCTGGCGTTCAATTCTTTTTAGAAACAGTCCGCCTTCGGGGGTTACTTCCAGGACAAAATGCTCACCAATGTCGTACCCTGCTGGCATTTTAATTCCGTCATATCCATCGCTCTCGCTGAAGTCAATGCCGGCATCATCTATCTTAAATTTATACCCAACGTACATCATAATTAGCCCTCGATTCTGTCATGTATCGCTACCGCACCATACCAGCTGCTGCCTAAAAGTTCTCTACATTTTTCGCTAAAACGACTGTCGCTGCACCCTGCATAATTTCCACCAAACATCGTCCACTTGCCTTCAGCATCCGCCGGCTGGATTCTCAATATCTTTTTACCACCTATCGGCTCAGCCATAACCAAGACTGCAGCGGGGCTGTCTTCGTCGGGCTCAAACGGCCCCTCAACATTTGTGAGACATAACTGCTTTGCGGTGGCGCTAATACCGCCTGCGGTGCAGTCGCCAAGATCGTTTCGATAAACATAAACTGTCATACCCATTATAATCACTCCCTTAATTGATTTATTATTGCGCCAAACATATGCTGCCTGGGCTATCCCACTCCCAATACATCCCTTTCTTCTCTGCCCAAACCTCAAGGTCGGGGTGAATGTATGGAAGGTATCCATTAAACTCGTAGCCATCGTAATCTACCAAGCCGTCTCCATTCTCCCCAGAGACATGCAGCTGACCATCATTGACCCAGGCTTCAGGAAGGATATCAACCTGAACCCAATCATACTTGCCGTCAACCTTGACGTAATCCTCGACCTGGATAGCTGGCAACTCTTTCAACATGTTTTGTAAATTCATTAGAACCACTCCTTTTGACCAGTAATTGCATTACGCATTTCAAGAACAACAAAGGGGCACATCACATCCATCGTTTGAGTGCCCGCCCACTCACAAGCCAGGTCCCAGTTGGGGAACCGCATGACCTTGAAGTCATCCTGGCCGTTCTTCGCACCTTTGCAGTGAAAGGTATCCATCTCAACAGTAATCATCACTCACCCCCCTCAGCTTCTATCATCTCATTACACAAGGCCATTGCCTTGTTGAAGGCAGCAGTGGCCTCCTGGTCTCTACCGCACTGCATCATAAAGGCCATGAACTCTAACTGAAACTTGATCTTCGCAGCTGGACCTGGGTTTTCCTGGACCTCGTTACCGAACATGTCTATTGCTTGCCCCATCTCACTCTCTCCTCAAATTGATTAATTACCCTACATACATATAATAGCATATATCGTGTCGTTGTACACATATTTGCACACTGTAGTTAGACCAATAAGCAATAAGGATTTTAGCTTATATATCTTTTTATTCTATATATATTTGTGCAAAGACTTGCACAACGACACGATATATGTGAATATAGCTATGTAGTAATTAATTAACTAAATAGAGAGAGAAGATTATGGCTTGTGTTACCCAGGAAGATAAAAAAGAACTGGCTCCCGCTATTAAGGCGGTCTTAAAAAAGTACGGCATGAAGGGCACTATCGGTGTTCGTCACCACTCTACCCTTGTTGTCAATATCAAGTCTGGTCCTTTGGATATTGTAGGTGCCGGCCATGAGAGTCAGTTAGTTAATGCCAGGGAGGACCTTGAGTGTAATCCTTATGACTGCTTGACCGTTGCTGCTAGGCTCGCCGATAAATACCGTCAGGTCAATGAGTATTGGATTGGCGAGACTTATGAGTCTAATCCTACCGTTGTCGCCTTCCTTACTGAGCTGGTTGAAGCCATGAAAGGACCAAAATATTTCTGTGAGGACGACTCAATGACTGACTACTTCTTCCGTTCACACTACACCGACATCAATGTCGGCGGTTGGAGTAAGCCTTACGTTTGCACTGGAGAGCCCAAGGATTGGTCTTCTAAGATTGAAGAGCTCAAGGCCAGGGCAGAAGAATTGTTCGCAGCGCAGAAGGCTGCATAAACCAACAGCCCCTTCGGGGGCAAGGAAGATACAAATGAACAGCTTTACTAAAAATGATTTAATGAAAATGGACCGAGGATGCCAAAGCGGGTCTTGTCAGCACAGTCACACTAAGTTGGCCCACATGCGTGATCCTGGCATTTTCAAGTATGTTGCAAAGACCGATAAAGTGCTTTGCTTAAATTGTTACAAAAAGAAATAGTTATTCAATCTCCTCATACAAGTGCTTGTTTCTGCGCTTATCGTGAAGCCAGAAAACCAGGAGATACCGGTCACCACTCTCCACTGCAAGACCGCGGTGGAGGTTGGTAAACGATGGGAAGATCAAGGCATGACCAGAGGGCAGCGGCTTGAGTGTTCCATGATTATGAAACTCTGTGCCACCCCCAACATAGTCGCCAGTATTTAGCGGAATAACCACAGAGATATCTGCAGACTCATCGTGATGCCAGGCACCCTTCTGTTTATCCTTGGGATTGTAGTTAGCAATCTGGACTGAGGATATATCAAAACAGTCACGCTGGTACAGGCTCAAGAAGATAGGGTTTAAGATAGTCTGCACTACAAACCACATACGGCTGTAGAGCTCAGGGCAATGCTCCCTAAGAACAATCTCAGGGATCTGACGCAGCACATCCTCATCATCATTAGGACGGAATCCAACATGCTTCTCCATCTCCTTGATCTCCTCAACCATCATCTTGCACCACTGACGGCGGAAGAGAGGCACGGTATAAATCTCAGGAAATACTCGCTTGCACATCTTATTGATTGCAGTCTTGCCCAGGTCTAGCTGGCCCTCGCTGGCCCTGTACTTTGCTATCTCTGGGACAGATTCCTGCACAGCATCATACAAGGCATGATTGATAGGCCAATTGGATGTCATCGAAAGTAGGTAATTCTTTATTTGATAAGTCATAGTTTGCATATTCTTACACAAAACTATAAACTGGTCCAGACAAATTTAACGGGAAACCCCATGAATATTATAGACGAAAAACCACAGCCGGACCGCCAGCGTAAAAGCCTGGCAGTTGACCAACACACTTACGATCTGCTGCAGGAAATTTGCCACGACCAGCGCCGATCTAAGATAGACCAGCTGAAGATATTGATCGAGCATGAGCACGACCGATTGTTTCTTGCTGCGGGTATTGATGCGTGAAGATCTTTAATAAGCCAGGGACCGAACGTCCTGTACCACAAAGCTATCAGCCTGTGCTGGCAGCATCTGAGGTAATTGACTTATTTGCCAGGCTAACCTTGCACCAACAGGCTGCATTAATGCGACTGTTAAGCCGCAATATGGTTATTGACCTGGGTGAAGACAACCGCTATATGGGTTACGACTTCGATTACAATGTTGACGGCGCAATGATCTCTGTTACGCCATCCATCGAAGACTAGACCAGCGCCGCAATACCACTGCCATTACCCTGCATTCGCATGGCTAATTCTCTGTCTGCGTCATTTGGCAATATAGTTGGCGACATAGACGACTGAAAAGAACCAGGTGCTTGGGCACCCCCCGTCGCCGGTAACGGATCAAACATAGACTCAGTGCTAATACCTACCTGGGGCACTGACATATTATCTAACGTGGCCATCATCTCTTCCCTGTTGGGCAGCAGCTTATCAGCTGTACTCTTAGGGACCACCTGTCGGAATCCAACCTCATTGTTCTCTGGGATAGCATTAGGTGCTTGCTGGGAAGATGAGCTCTCCCAGTCCATTGGCTCGATAGCCTCCTGGCTTAGGCCCTGGATAACACCGCGAATCTCATCACGAATATCAGGGTTCACCTCAGAAATTTGTACCAAGCGACGAATGTGTTGACCGAAAGACTTGGGAGTATATGCTGCAATCTCTACGCCTTTAGACAGCCAACTAACAAAGGCTTTGTTTGTCATCAGCTTGGCTGAAGCATAAGGTGCAATCAAACCGCCCAGGCCAAACTCAAATCCATCCCCACCAATTACCTTTCCGGTCTCTGCAGCCAGAGGACCAAAGGTTCCCATAGCACCAACCAGTCTAGCCGTGCCTGACGGGTTTGACATTTGTGATGCTGACTTACCCACGCGGTCTATTGTAAACACCAGGTCATCAAGAGCTGGGGCTAAATCGGCGTACTCTGTGCCGCCAAACAATGCTTCCTTGGCTTCTTTAGATAGGTTGTTCCAGTTACTAACAAACTTGTTAGGAGAGAATCCAGCGTCAGCAATGGCATCGGCTCCAGACTTTAAAGCCTGCTCTCCAAGTTCTGAGGCGCCGGCTGCTGATCCTGTTGGCATACCCATCTTGCCTAAAGTGTAACCAGCAAGAACATTAAATTCTTCAGCATCAAACTGGCGCCGCAATTTCTCAATACGTTCGCCGCCGTCTCTTGCTCCGCCCAGAACATACCGCAAAGCTCCAGTAGCCTCTGTGCCGCCCTTCTTGATAACCTCATCAACAAAAGCAATATCTCCACCCTTACGCATGTTTTGTTTAACAAATGCGTTGGCTGCCTTGTACTTGCTTAGTATAGAATTGGACGCTTTCTTTCCTGCGGCTCCACCAAATAAATCCATCTGCGAGTTGCCTGCAGCTTTAACCAGGTTGTCCAGGTCAGAGGTCACATAACCAATGAGCTCTTTAACCTTTGCCTCAGAACGGCTTAGCGCGCCCTGGGACTCAGCCTTTCTTACAGTAGACATCAGGCTGCTTCTAAATGCTTTTAACTGGTTGTAATCAAGAACACCTTCACCAGCATCCTTTAGCAATCGACCGGCTTGCTCTAAAGCAGGGTTTAAGTCTGGGGCACCTGTAGCAGTTTTAGATGTTTCCAAATACTTCTGCACAAACTCTCGTGTTGCTCCAGCATCTGACTTAACGGTGTCTCCAATCAGATCTCCAACTTCATCGTACATTGCCTTTACTTGCTCATCATACCGAAGCCTGGAAGCCTGGGCCGCACCCATTACCTGGTCGGCAGCTTCTGACGTTGTTCTTACTCCACCGTACTTACCAGCTAACCTGGCAGTTGATTCGTCCAGCTCAATTAAAGTTCTTTCCGCATTCTCCTTCATTATCTTTACAGAAGGGGGCGCAGCAGATAAATACTGCTCAAACAAATTGACCAGGGGATTACCGCTAACCTGGCCCGCGGTGGGGTTGGTCACTCCAGCTCTGGTCATTCTTTCCAAGGCTTCTTTTGCCTTAGCATCTAGGGCGTTGACTGAATAACGAATAGGGCCACCCACAACAAACTTAGTACCCTTCCATATCTTAGAGATGATTGGTCCCGCCGCTGCATTAATAGATGCGGTCGTGGAGAAATCTGCTAGGCGCTCTGTGCCTGTACGGTTATCTTCTGTCTCTCCAAAATAATCCAGGATACCGATATAAGCTTCTCGTGCTGCTGCACTTCCAAGACCCTCACCAACAACAAATCCAGCACTAGCTGCTGGGATAGCGCCTAACACTGTGGGTGCAGCTACAGTAGCAGCGGCTCCAGCACCAATAATTCCGCCACCGATAGCGCCGATAGTCTCAGCTATCTCAGGTCCTGCATCAGCAAGATCTCCCAGAGTAGGGATGGGCATACCGAACAAGCGCACATCCTCATCAAAAAGAGTGAGGCCCCCA